TAAATTGTTTCATCAATTAATAAAAGAAAACCCTAATATTTGGACAGAAAAATTTAAAGCAAGTATCTATCAAACAGCTAGAGATATGGTTGACCTTGAAGATAAGTTTATTGATTTAGCTTTTTCTATGGGTGGGATTAGAGGATTAAAAGCTGATGAAGTTAAAGAATATATTAGATACATTGCTGATAGAAGATTACTTCAACTATCTTTAAAACCTAATTATGGTGTTAAAGAAAATCCGTTATCATGGTTAGATTGGGTGTTAAATGGTGTAGAACACGCTAATTTCTTTGAGAATAGAGCCACAGAATACAACAAAGGTACTGTAACAGGTAATCTTTGGGATTAAACCTGCACTTTTAGATGAAAAACTTAATGGAAGATGTAGTCTTACCAGACAAAGTAGATGACTTAATAAAGTTATTGAATGAAGTTTACCCTGAAAAATCCCCTGATTTAAAAGATGATACTAAAACTATTTATTTTAAAGCAGGTCAAAGGGACGTAGTAAATTTTATTAACACACTAAAAGAAAGGGCTGATTAACATGTGTATTTCAAATCCGAAACCACCTGCACCTGCTCCAACTCCAGTTAACACTTCACAAGAGGTAGGAGACCAAACTGCACCAGAATTGGTAAAAGCAAATGAGCAGGAATTAGACATTAAGAAAAAGAAAAAAAAGAAATCAGGTACGAGTTCTTTAAATACTTCTTCTGGTCTAAACATTGCATCAAGCGGTACATCTTATAACCCATAATATAATAATTAATGGAATATGAAGGTAGTCTACAAAAAGCACATACAGCAAAAGAACGATACAATAAGTTAATTACTGAAAGAGAACACTATTTAGATAGAGCTGAAGAGTGTAGTGAATTAACTATCCCCTCACTTATTAAACCTGAAGGTTTTACATCTTCAGATGAATTATATAATCCTTTTCAATCCGTTGGTGCGAGAGGTGTCAACAACTTAGCAAGTAAACTTCTTTTACTTTTGCTTCCCCCAAATTCCCCATTTTTTAGATTGTCAATTACAGGTGACGCTAAAAAAGAATTAGAAGAAAATAAAGACATGAAGACTGATATAGAAAAGTCTTTGTCTGTTATTGAAAAAGAAGTATCAAGTAAAATAGAACAACTTGCATTAAGAGTTAGTGTGTTCGAGGCTTTAAAACATCTTATCGTTGGTGGAAATTGTCTTACTTATTTACCTAAAAAAGGTAGCATGAGAGTGTTTCCTTTATCTCAATATGTAATTAGAAGAGATGCGTCAGGTAATGTATTAGAAATAGTTATTTGTGAAAAAGCTAGTATTTTATCTTTAGGTAAAGATATATCAGCACAAGTTATTTCTGACCCAGATTATAAAGCAGATGAAGACATAGAATTATATACACATATTTATAAATTAAATGACAATGAGTTTTACGTTTGCCAAGAAGTAAACGGAATTAAAATACCAGAAAGTATAGGAACATTTAAAAAAGAAAGAATGCCTTACCAAGCATTAAGAATGGTAAGAGTTGACAATGAAGATTATGGAAGAGGATATGTTGAGGAATTTCTTGGTGATTTAAAATCATTAGAAGGTTTATCACAATCACTTGTAGAGAGTGCGGCGGCATCATCTAAAATAGTATTCATGGTTAGACCTAATTCTGTTACTAGAAAAAAAGATTTAGCTATGACTAGAAATGGTGACATCATTACTGGTACTGCTGATGATGTGTCTGTACTACAAGCACAAAAACAATATGATTTACAAGTAGTAGAAAAGTCTATTGCTAAATTAGAAGAAAGAATGTCATACGCATTCTTATTACACACAGCAATACAAAGAGATGCTGAAAGAGTAACAGCACAAGAGATAAGATTTATGGCAGAACAATTAGAGACTGCTATGGGTGGTATATATTCATTATTATCACAAGAGTTTCAATTACCTTTAGTTTCTATTCTTATGAAAAGAATGGAACAAGCTAATGAAATACCAAGATTACCTAAAGGCACAGTTCAACCAACTATTATTACTGGTATTGAAGCGTTAGGTAGAGGAAATGATTTACAAAAATTAAGAGAATTTGTTGCAGAGATAGGAAATCTAGCACAGATAAATCCGCAAGTTGTACAGGCGTTAAACCCTGATGATTTAATTAAACGTATCGCTATTGGTTTAGGGATTGATACAGATGGTCTATTAAAATCACAAGAGCAACTAGCAGAAGAACAAGCGGCTCAAGAAGAGCAAATGCAAAATGACCAGATGATGCAAATGGCAGAAAAAGCCATTCCTCAAGTTGCAAATAATTTAACTAAACCACAATAAGGATAACAAATGGTAGAAACAGTAGAGATAAAACAAGAAGAAACTACTAGCGAAAAGCCAGTAGAAGAAAATGTTACACAAAGTAAACCTGAAGGCTTACCTGAAAAATTCAACAGTGTTGAAGATTTAGCAAAGTCTTATGCAGAGTTAGAAAAGAAACTTGGTGACAACAAAGAAGAAGAACCTAAAGAAGATGCTCCTAAAGAACAAACTGAAAATGATTTAGATATTGCCGAGAAAGCAGTAGAAAGTGCAGGACTAAATATGGATAGTCTTGCAAATGAGTATAACGAAAAAGGTGAGTTAGATGCTAAATCATACGAAGCATTAGAAAAAGCAGGTATACCTAAAGATTATGTAAACCAGTTTATTGAAGGTCAAAAAGCAATAGCTGACCAACAGGCAACATCTATTAAAGATATGGTAGGTGGTGCTGATGCTTATGCAGAAATGTCTAATTGGGCGGCAGACAATATGTCTGAGGAAGAAAAGACTGCATACAATACGGCTGTAAATTCTAAAGATATAGAAACTGCAAAATTAGCAGTTGTAGGATTAAAAGCAAAATTTGAAAGAGCAAATGGAAATGAACCTAATCTTGTAGAAGGTAAAGGAACAATTACAGGACAAGATGGTTACAAATCTTGGGCTGAAGTTACAGCCGCTATGAGTGATGACAGGTATCAAAAAGACCCTGCGTATCAAGCAATGGTTCAAGAAAAATTAGCTAACTCAGATTTATAAACAAACTAACAAAAAGGAAAAAACTATGCCAATGGGAAAAGGAACGTATGGTTCTAAAAAAGGAAGACCAAGCAGTAAATTAAAAGGTGGACAGAAAAGATTACCTGCCGCTTTAAAAGCAAAAATAATGAGTAAGAAGAAAAAATAATAATGGCAAAAGCAAAAGGATTATACGCAAACATTCATGCTAAGCGTAAAAGAATTGCCGCAGGTAGTGGTGAAAAGATGCGTAAAGCAGGACAAAAAGGAAGACCTACAGCAAAGCAATTTAGAAGAGCGGCAAAGACTGCTAAAAAATAATGGTTGCTAAAAAATATCAAAGCCCTACTGGTGGACTGAATGCTAGAGGTAGGGCTTTCTTTAAGAAAAAAGGACATAACTTAAAAGCTCCAGTCACAGGAAATCCTAAAGCAGGTTCAAGAGCCGCAGGAAGAAAAAAGAGTTTCTGTGCCAGAATGAGCGGAGTAAAAGGAGCTATGTCTAAAAACGGAAAACCCACTAGAAAAGCATTAGCTTTAAGAAAGTGGAACTGTAACTAAAATAGTTGTGCAACACTAATGTGTGGCAACTGCCATCAACAATTTAGCCAAATAACTTGACCCCTTGCGAGGGACAATCTTGACTAAATAACTGAATTGAAGAGGCTTTTATAAACTAACGTCATAAATAAAGGAGACTACTATGGCAAACGCAAGTCCAGTTAAATTTGGAAATGTGAACTCTGGTGGAACTCGTGATGACGCCCTGTTTTTAAAAGTATTCGCAGGTGAAGTAATTACTTCATTTGACAGAGCTTCAAAAACACAAGGTGCTGATATGGTAAGAAGTATCAGTAACGGAAAATCAGCTTCTTTCCCAGTAATGGGTAGAGTTGGTGCGGCATATCACGCAGTTGGTACTGAAATCACAGGTTCAGATATTAACCACAACGAAAAGGTTATTACAATTAATGACCTTTTAATCTCATCAGTATTTGTTTCAAATATTGAAGAGGCAAAAAACCATTGGGACGTAAGAAGTGCGTACTCTACTGAAATGGGTAGAGCATTATCTTTCCAAAAAGATAAGCATATCTTACAAACTATTGGTCAAGCGTCACTAACTACTACACCTAACGTAACAGGTGGTGACACTACTTCTAACATAACTAACACAGGCATTGCTTCTGCTACAGATGCAACTGCGGCTAACGCTATGATTGATGCAATCTTTGCGGCGGCTAAAGAGCTTGATGCAAATTATGTTCCTTCAGAAGGCAGAAAATGCTTTATGAGATTGGAAGAATACTACAAATTAGCAAACGCTACAAACGCAGTGAATGTT